GAACAAGCTCCATGCTATTTTGTGTCAGACATAGACATTGAGTCGGAGATACGATTCAACCAAGTGCACAACGGCATTGAATTTGAGCCGCATACACACAGTGTGTGCAAGGACGTCCGCAAACATGGCTTTTATGACGGTATACCATTAGGCGATTTTGAGATTAAAGGCTCAAAACCTACCGTGGTGAGAGACATCTGCCAGTTGATAGTGAACTTTGGGGACGCTCTTTGTGCGGTCATTGTCGGAGACGAATGTGTCTTTGGAAACAATTACCTCATGGCGACTAAACTGCTTGGGCTGAACGCTCACTGTTGTTTCGTTGAAGCGTCGAAGAAGGAAACTTTCGATTATTTCTTCAGCCGAAACTATGGCGTATTCTCCTACGACCACATTGAACGTGGAGATTTCGTTCAAGGTCTTGCGCAACCTCCAAGGCTAAAAGTATTGTCTTGGTCTTGCCTTTATGAGATTGTCGTTCCGCACCTCATGAAAGAGGACAGGAAATCAGTAAAGGTGTTTGATTTCGGATGTGGCAAAGCACAGTACATAACCAAGCTACACAAGGAATTGGGGTTTCGCAATGCCATCGGGCTTGAATTCTTTAACCACAACACCGTTAGCATTTCCGTGGAGAAAGGGCAGGAAATGGTTGATGATTTCATTGCTTATGTCAAAGAGCATGGCTTGTTCGATTATGTCATCTGTGAGGCCGTCATTAATTCCGTAAACACGCAGGAGGCAGAGAATGCCGTATTGATGTGTCTGAACCTGTTTGTGAAAATGGGAGGAAAAATATTCTTCAGCGGAAGAAACATCGATTATATGAAGCAGCAGACGGAGGCGAACAGAAACACCACTCCAATGATGACAATCAATTTCTTCGATGAGAACGGGCTGACCGCCATCATGAAGCAAGGGCAATGGCTGTTCCAGAAATTTCTTTCCGATGAAGATGTAGACAGAATAATCTCACGAATGGGGTTCGATGTTTTCTTGCGCAAGAAAAGCAGCGGATATTTCTTTGTCGGCGCATACAAAACAAAGGAGTTCCCAAATGAGGAGTATGCGAAAGCCGTAGATTATGAGTTCAACCTGAAATTGCCAAACGGACAATCCTACAATAGGCAAGATGAGGTCAAGGCTTTATATGGTCTGAAATAATAGAAATTGCCGACACGATAAAAATTCATTTCATATATTTGCCGATATGATTAAAAATGATTATCTTTGCGGTATAATTGATAATCAATCCAGACAAGCAAGATGGTAGAGATAAAATATGCGAAGATGAAGGAGACCTACAAGATTCTGTGGCTGCGCTACATATACGGCGTTGACCTGTCGAACCACTGCATGAGGTCTCTTCTCGGACACAACGACAAACGGGTGCGCGGCTACATGAGGTGGCTGCAAGACCTGAAACTGGAGGAAGGCGTGAGATGGTACTACCTTTGCGGCGTGGAGCAGAACTTCACATGGGTGAAGAACCTGCACCTTGCGTTCGCGGAGAGTCCTGGCTCGGAGATAATCCTTGACAACGAGTTCATCAAGTGCCACATAACGAATGCGCGCCAGCTCCCGATAACAAAGGATTACATAGACTGGACTCTGCCACAGTCGCGGAACCAGCTGTTCAACACATGCAGGAACTGGTGGTTCGCCAACATGATAGCCAAGGAAGGCGCATACCAGCTGCCGCCGCAGCCGACATTATTCTAAAAAACAAAAGACATGAAGCCTTCATTAGATGAGTTTAGAGAGCTGATGCGTAAGTCTGGCGGCAACCTCACAAATGCGGCGAGGATGATAAACGTCACGCGCCAGACGGTATGGGGCTGGACGAAATCAGACCCGGAGTTTCAAGAGGTGCTGACGGACGAGCGCAAGAGAGTGTTCGACAAGTGCCTTGATGTCGCCTATGCTGTGGCCATGGGAGTGCCGAAGATAGACAAGCAGACGGGGACGATGGAGGGCTGGGTGGAGAAGCCGGACGCGAACATGCTCCGCTACCTGCTTTCCACGCTCGGACGCGACGAGGGCTTCGGGGAAAGGACGAGCGTGAACATCGAGAACCCGTTGCCGACGTCAATCAACATAGTATGTGCGCCACGCAAGGACAATGAGCAGTAACGTTTACATATGCCGGACGCGACAATGCTACAAGATAATGTCGGACAACAGCCCGGCGGTGCTGCATTTCATAAGGAAAGTGCCGTCCGCAGCGTATAACGCGACAGACAAGTGTTGGGACGTCCCTCTGTCTGACGCTCTCTTCGTCAACCAGCTCGGAGAATACTTCAGCTACCGTGGCATCGCCAAAGAGGTGATATACCAAGACGGAATGACTGACATCAACGTGTGGGCGGAGCATATGCCCGACCTCACGCATCCGTACAAGATGAAGCTCGAACCATACGATTACCAAAAGAAAGGCATTCAGTACATGGTGGAACACAAGCGCACGTTCAACGGCGATGACATGGGGCTGGGCAAGACCGCAGAGACCATCGCCGCCGTAAGCATCGCAAGAGCCTATCCGTGCCTCGTGGTGTGCCCTGCCGCAATGAAGATGACGTGGAAGTGGGAGTTCATGAAGTTCATCGGCAAGAATGCGCTGATACTTGACAACGCCAACAAGGATAGTTGGCAGAGGATGTTCGAGACAGGAACATGCAACGTGTTCATCACGAACTACGAGAGCGTGAAGAAATACTTCATCCGCAGGGTAAGAGGGAAGCGTGTCACTGTCAGGAGCCTCGTGCTTGACCGCAGGACCGCGATATTCAAGGCTGTCGTGATTGACGAGAGCCACAGGGTGAAGAACTCCACCTGCCACTACTCCAAGTATCTGGAGGCGATATGCAGAGGCAAGGAGTATGTATTCATGCTGACTGGCACCCCAGTCGTAACGAGAGTGAGGGACTTGGTGCAGCAACTGAAAATCATGGGGCGCATGGATGACTTCGGGGGAACGGCGAGCTTTGTGAAGAGGTTCTGCACGTCCGGCGTGTCGGATGAGGAGCTTGGGGTCTTGAACTCACTGCTGTGGCGAACCTGCTACTTCCGCAGGGAGAAATCGCTCGTGTTGAAAGAGTTGCCCGAGAAAGTGAGGCAGTTCTACTCATGCGAGCTGACAAACCGCAAGGAATATGATGCCGCGGAGGCTGACCTCATAAGCTATCTCAAACGTTACAAAAGCACTTCGGACGAGAAGCTGAAGACCGCAGCCATGAATGAGGCGATAATAAAAATCGGCGTACTGCGGCAAATATCGGCAGAGGGGAAGCTGGAAGAGGCGAAGAACCTGATCAACGACTATATCTCCGCAGAGAAAAAAGTCATAGTGTTCACCGCGCACAAGAACATTGCGTCAAGGCTGCATTCCAAGTTCAAAGGAAGTGTTACGGTGACAGGCTCGGACAGCCCGGAGCAGAAGCAAAAAGCAGTAGACCGCTTCCAAAACGAGAAGGGCTGCAACGTCATCATTGTCAACATACAGAGCGGAGGCGTCGGGATTACCTTGACCGCCGCATCCGATGTCCTCTTCGTTGAAATGCCGTGGACTGCCGCAGATTGCGACCAATGTGAGTGCAGGGCGCACAGGAACGGACAAAAGAACTCCGTAACGTGTGTCTATCTGTTGGGCAAGGACACATTCGATGAGAGAATGTATGACATCATTCAGAAAGAGCGTTCAACATCGTCGATCATCACGGGAGCGGTGGATGACACAAAAGAAACTATAATAAAGCGCATGTCGGAGTCTCTGAAAGCCGGTTGAAAGCCAACGGACAGAGGATGACGGCGTTTACAAATTTAACGGTCGCAAAAGGAGCAGCAAAGTGTGGAAGTCACGGTCGAGATTTTTGACAAGCAGGCAAGAGCCTTGGAATACCTCTCCGAAGACAACGAGGAGGTGTCGGAGGTCTTGTACGGTGGCGGCGCACGTGGAGGCAAGTCGTTCCTCGGATGCCTGTGGCAGATTTTGAGGAGGATAAACATGCCCGGGTCTGTCGGGCTTGTGTGCCGTGAGGAGAGCGTCAAGATGAAAGACACTACCATCGTGACATTCTTCGAGGTGCTGTCAATGCTCCATTACACATCTGCCGTGGAATACAACGCTTCCCGGCTTATCGCCACGTTCAACAATGGGAGCGTGATATACTTCAGAGACTTGAAGTTTATGCCGAGAGACCCTGAATTTGACCGTCTCGGCTCATTAGGCATAACGGACTTGTTCGTGGACGAGGCGCAGCAGGTGAGCGAGAAAGCCATTTCGGTGTGCAAGGGACGCTTCTCCTTGTTGAATGGGAAAAGGGCAGACGGCACGTCATGGCACACGATACCGAAAGCCTTGTACACTTGCAACCCAAGGCGGAACTGGATATACAACGATTTCGTGAAGCCAGCCAAGAACGGCACGATAAAGCCGTACCGCAGGTTCATAAAGTCTCTGCCGGAGGACAATCCCCATGTGGACAGGGCGTATATAGAGAATCTGCTCCGTGCTGACCGCATAACGGTGCAACGTCTCTACTTCGGCAATTTCGAGTATGATGACG